GGCGGCCACGGCGGCAACGCAGGCGGCGGTGGCGGGTCCGGCTATCAGTTTGGCACCGGGACCGGCCACGGCTTTGGCGGCGACGGGCTGATCATCCTTCAATACGCGCTGATCCTGTAAAGGGGAGTTTCATGAGCAAGTTTGCAAAAGTCGTGAACGACACCGTCATCGAGGTGCTGGACACCCTTGAGGGCCGCATTCACCCCGCGCTGCACGGAGAGTATGTCCAGGTGCCGGACGCGGTTGAACCGGGCTTTGTCAAAACCGGTCGCAAGTTCGAGGCCGCAGCCCCTGTTGCAGCCGCAGCACCCCCGCCGCCCGAGCCCGTCACGGTGGTCTCGCGCCTCGACTTCCTGCGCCGCTTCACCCGCGCCGAGCGCATCGCGCTGCGCGCCGCCGAGGCTACAGACCCGGTGGTCGCCGACTTCCTGCTGATGCTGACCCTCGCGGAAGACGTGGACCTGACCAGCGCGGATGTCACCGAAGGGCTCGCCTATCTCGAGGCCAACGGCTTTGTCACCGCAGAGCGCGGTGCCGCCATTCGCAACGGCTGATCCAGCTGCAAACCTCTGAGTGTCGGTTTTTCGACCGAGTGTCGGTTCTTCGACACGCAGATGCATCCGCACCTGTGTGCAAGCCCAATTCCAACCCTCCGTAGCGCCCGCCGGGTGCCATCCATGCAAAGGACATCCCCCATGTCTGATCCTACCTTTGGCCTGTCGATCCAGCGGATCGACAATGAGCCGCGCCCACCTGTCGCCAGCGACATGTCCGTCGTTGGCATCATCGGCACCGCGGCTGATGTGGACGCCTCCGCGTTCCCGCTGAACACGCCGGTGTTTCTCTATTCTGACGACGCCACCAAGCTCACAGCCCTCGGCGCGGCCGGCACCCTGCGCGATGCGATTGCGCTTGTGAACGCGCAGCTGGGGTCCTTCCAGGCCGCAGCCAAAGTTGTGGTTGTGCGTGTCGCCGACGGCGAGGGAGCAAGTGCGGTCGACGAAACCCTCGCCAATATCGTTGGTGACGGTGTCACCACGGGCCTCAGCGCGTTCCTGAACGCACCTGCTGAGCTGGGCGTCACGCCCCGCCTGATCTGTGCCCCGGGCTTTACCAGCCAGCGCATGGGGGGTGATGCAAACCCCGTCTGCGCGGCGCTGCCCCCGATCTGCGAAAAGCTGCTGGCCCATGCGGTGGTCGATGGCCCGGCCACGACTCTGCAAGACGCGCTCGACTGGCGCGAGACGATCTCGCATGATCGCCTCATCCCGGTGGACCCGGCCGTGCGCGTGCTGGACGGCGGCGTGACCGTGGTCCAGCCGCTCTCCCCGGCGGTCATTGGTGTGGGCGTGCGGCGGGATCACGCCTTCCAGGGCCGCCCCTTCCACAGCTGGGCCAACCAGCCGGTGCAGGGCATCGTCGGCCCCTCGCGCCCGATTGCCTTCTCGCTCACCGATGGCGCCACCGAGGGCCAGAGCCTGCTCGCGGCCAATATCGGCATCCTGCTGCGCGGCGAAATGGGTGTCGAGAGCGCCATCGGTCAGGGCGGCTTTATCTTTGTCGGCACCGACAACGCGGGCGAGGACGACCTCTGGCGGTTCTACAACGTCACCCGCGGGCGCGATTACATCCACCTGATGCTGCTGCGCACGCTGCGGTTCTACCTCGGACGCTTCAACATCACCGGCCAGACCATCCAGGCCGTTCTGAACACGATGGAAACGGCGCTGCGCAACCTCAAGGCCGATGGCGACATTCTGGGCTTCGAGGTCAAGTTCCTGCCCGCACAGAACAGCCCAGAAGAGCTGCGCCAGGGCCGCTTCACAGTCACCTTCGCGGCCGAGGAAGCCCCGGTCCTGCGCTACCTCGGCATCCAGTCCGCCCGCTATCGCCCGGCGCTCGACGCCATGCTCGACGAGCTGCTGGCACAGGTCGGCACCATCACCGGCTGACTCGGTACACTCTCCCGGCAGGCAAGTCTGCCCCGCCCGGGTGATCGCTCCCCCAACACAAAGGACAGGCTCAGATGAGCACGATATACCTCATGGAGGCCGCAAACCTCTTTTGCGGCGATGACGACCCCACCGCCTCCAAGCACCTCACCCTGACCGAGTTGCAGCTGCCCAACCTGCAGGAAGCCTATCAGGACCATCAGCCGGGCGGCTCGCGCGTCCAGATCGAGGTGGCGGTCGGCATCCAGAAGCTCGAGGCCAGCTTCAAGCTCGCGGGCTGGGACCCGGACCTGCTGGCCCAGTTCGGCCTTGGCGCCAGCGCGCGCAAGAAGTTCACAGCCTACGGCGTGATCCGCAACAAGCGCAGTGGTGCCGCCATCGAGGCCAAGGCGGTCCTTGAAGGCCGCCTCGGTGCGGCCAGCCCCGAAGCGTTCCAGCGCGGCGAGATGCAGGGCTTCGACTACACGATCTCGGAGATCCTGCACTACGAGCTGCACTTCGAAGGCACGGAGACCTATTACTGGGACTTCTTCACATCGGATTGGCGCGTCAACGGCGTCTCCCAAAACGCGGATGAGCGCGCGATCCTGCGCATCCCCGGCGGCCTGTGATGACCCCGATGGCCCCGATCGCCCCGATGGCCCCAGAGGTCACGCCCTTGGGCCCGGGGCAATAAGCCAACCAAACTCAAAGACCTTAACCCGCATGTGATGCGTGGTGTCAGCACTGCGCCACACCTGCACACCCAGACCACAAGGTGACCCATGACCGACCCAAGGCACAAGACATTGCAGCTGCTTTTTCCGATCACCATCGTGGACCGTGAGGTCTCCGAGGTCACGATCACCCGCCCCAAGGTCAAGGACCTCAAGGCGATGGAGGCCGCACTAGACGGCATCAAAGACAAGCTTGATCAGGGGATCGTCATGGTGTCTGTCCTGACCGGGCTGCCGCCCGAGGCGGTCGAAGAGCTCGATGCCGAGGACTTCACCAGGCTCTCGGAGGAGGTCGCCGGTTTTTTCCCCCAGGCCAAGGCGCACGGGACTGGCGCTCCGTCATTGCCGAAACCGCCCACTGGCTGAACACCCCCATCACCGCCTTCGAGCACATGGACTGGTCCGAGGTCGTGCTCTGGCACAACGAAGCCCGGCGTCTGGCCGGCGCACAGCGCAGGTGAGCCATGTCCGTTCTGACGTCGCAGCTGATCATTTCCCTGATCGACCGGGTCACCGAACCCGCCCGCCGGGCCGCAGGCTCCCTCGCAGGGATCACCCACCGCATACGCGAGGCAAATGGCCAGCGCCTCGGTCTGTCGGACCGGCTTGATCTGGCGCTCTCGCGCAATGCAGATGCGCTGGACAGGGCCCGCTTGGGGGTGATCGATGTTGCGGGCAGCTATGCCACGCTGCACGCGGCCATCGCAGGTCCGATCCAGACCGCGGCAGAGTTCGAGGCGGCCATGGCCAGCGTGGCAAAGGTTGTCGACTTTCCGACACCCGAGGCCTTTGAGGCGTTTCAAAACGAGCTGTTCCGGCTCTCGCGGGAGATCCCCTTTGCCGTCAATGGTCTGGCGGAGATCGCAGCTGCCGCGGGCCAAGCCGGCATCGCAGGAGCGGACCTGACGCGGTTTACGGCTGCGGCCGCCAAGATCGGCGTCGCCTTCGATATCAGCTCCGAGCAATCCGGCGCTGCGATGGCCAACATGATGACAGCACTCGGTCTTTCCGTCGACGAGGCCATCCTGCTCGCGGACGCGATGAACCACCTGTCCAACAGCCAGGCCTCCAGTGCGGCGGACATTCTCAGCGTGGTGCAGAGCGTGGGTGCGCAGGCCACCATGTTCGGCTTTACCGCCGAGCAGACCGCCGCCTTTGCCTCGGCGATGCTGGCGGCGGGTGCGCAGTCCGATGTGGCCGCCACCTCCTTCCGGAACATGGGGGCTGCCCTGACCCGCGGCGCATCCGCCACCGGCTCGCAACGGGATGCGCTGCAAGCGCTTGGCCTTGATGCCGAGCAGGTCGCCCGGTCGATGCAGGAGAACGCCGTTGCAACAACTACGGATGTTCTGCGCCGGATTGCGCAGCTGCCTGCGGAACAGCAGGCGGCCATCTCCACGGACCTTTTTGGCAGCGAAGCCCGGGCGCTTGGCCCTCTGCTGACCAATCTTGACCTGATCGAGGGCACCTTGGCGATGGTGGGAGACCAATCGCGCTATGCGGGCTCGGCCTTTGCGGAGTTCGCAGCACAGAACGACACGTTCAATTCCCATCTGCAGCGGTTCTTGAGCCTGCTTGACGAGTTCAAGATCCGCATCGGCAACGCGCTTATCCCGGCCCTTGTCCGCCTTGGACAGGCGATTGCGCCGATCATCGTCGCCGCCTCCGAGTTTGCCGCGACCTATCCGGAAGTGACCACGGCGATTGTCGGATCGGTTGCGGGGTTCATCGCGCTCAAAGGTGCCCTCGCTGGCCTGACCTTTGTCGGGCTGCTGGGCCGGGGCGGCGCTCTGAACCTGCTGGCTGCAGGCTTCCGCAGCCTGTTTCTTGTCGCGCGCGCCGGACCCCTTCTTGCGGTTGGCGCGGCGCTGTCCTTCCTCAGCAACAATTGGGAGGGCGTCAAAGCGGGCATCGATGCGTTCAAGGCGTCCTTCTCGGAGGCCATGAGCGCGGCCAGCCCTGCACTCGAGAGGTTCACCGCCCTCGTGGGGGACGCTCTATCGTGGTTCAACCGGCTGACAGGACCGATCGATCCCGATCTTTGGCTGCGCTGGGGGTCGGCCGCAGGCACTGCGGCGGCAGGTGTGGTGGCGGGTCTTGCGAGAGCGGCATCTGGCCTGCGCGACTTTCTGTCCAATCTGGTTGTTGATCCACAGGCGGCGCTAGCGCAGGCGCGCAGCGCGGGCACGCAAATCGTCGACAGTTTGATGGATGGGCTATCGGAGGGTTGGTCGCGTGTCAAAGGATGGGTTGATGGGCTCGAGCTTGATCTGAGCGCTCTTGCGTCCAGCGCAGGTGTCTCGATTGGATCGGTTGCCGCGAGCCTTGCCAATTCCGCAATCGCAGCGCTCCGCTCCGGTTGGACAGCGATCACGTCTTATGCGGGCGATCTGGATTGGGGCGCCGTTGGCGCGGCTATGGCCAGCGGACTGCTGGCGGTTTGGAGCGGCCTTGGGGAACTGGCGATCGGTACGATTGGTGGCGCGTGGGCGGCGGTCTCGACGTTCGCAAGCAGCCTCGACATTGACTGGTCGCAGGCTGCGGCGAACATCCTGCTTGGGGTGCCGCAGGTTTCTTACGGCCTTGGCGCGGTCTTGGTGCAGGCGATGGCCGGAGCCTACAGCGCCGTTCATGACTGGGCCTCGACCGTGACCGTGGATTGGGGCGCGGTGGGTGAGACGATTGGCGCCGGTGTCGGTCGCTTGATCGGTGTTGTGAGCGGGTTTCTTTACGAGACGTTCACCGAGATCTGGACTGGTGTTGCGGCCTGGCTTGCCAGCGATGGGCCGGGCGTGGATTGGGGCGGTGTGGCCAGCGGCATCGTCGACGCCGTTTTTGACAGTATCGGCGCTGCCTGGCATGCATATTCCGACTTCGTGATGGGGCTGCTGCGCGGTCTCTTCGGGGAAATCCCCCCAGAGGTGTTCGAGGCAGGCACCACCCTGATCCAGCAGCTCAAGGACGGGGCGGTGCAGGCATTTGATGATTTCCTGGGCTGGGTTACGGGGATCCCGGGGCGCATCCTCTCGGCCATCGGCAGGATCGACCTGTCCAGCCTGATCGACTTCGGCGAGCCCCCGGGCTGGCTCAAGTGGTTGATCGGAGAGGACGAGGCTCCGACGCCTTCAGCGGATATTCAGAGTTCTCTGGCCAATCTGCCGGCAGACCAGCGCAACGCGGCGGACACGCTTCTCGCGGCGAAACAGGCGGGTGAGCTGCCGACACCAGAGTATCTTGCAGGGCTGTCGGGATACGCCGAGCAACTGCTCAATGACATTGCGGGTGTGCACGCGCAGATCGCACAGATCGATCAAAACGGCCCGATGGGGCAAACGCTGGAAGCACCGCTGCAACGGGACCTGTCGCTGCTGCAGGAGGATCTTGCGGCCGTAGAAGCAGACCTGACCGAAGGCCGATCCCGTGCGGACGAGGTCACCAATGCTCTGCGCATGTTGGGCGACACCAGCGCCACCCCTGAGGTCAACACAGCCTCGATCGATGCGGCACTGGCTCGCGCGCGTGCTCTCTCGTTGGAGCTTGATGGCCTCAATCGCCCCGGCGCGACACCGGGTGCAGCCCCGGCTCCCGCGGTGCCAGAGATCGACGGCCAGCGCGCCAAGGGGGGTCCGATCAGCCGGGGCGGCACCTATCTCGTGGGCGAAGATGGCCCCGAACTGATCACGGCCAGCCGCAACGGCTATGTGCACCCCAACGGTGAGGGGCCTGTGGCTCCGACTGCGGCGGTCGCATCCAACCCTGCGTCGATCACGGTGACGGTCGGCGATATCGTGATCTCCCCCATCATCAGCACCACCGAGCGGGTCGATCCCGCCCAGCTCTCGCGCGAGATCGGGCGGCAGATGCGCGACGAGGTGCGCGAGGCCTTCCGCGGTGTGTTTGCCGACACAGGCATGAGGTTTGCGTGATGC